CCTGCGTGGGCTGTCCGGCGTGGTTCCATTCGCCGACCTTGCCATCCTTGGCGCGCATCGCGGTGGATGACCCATCGGCGCGCAGATGCGTCTCGTGACCGGCCCACTTGCAGGGCACGATCTTGTTTGGCTTGCGCGCCTGGCGGTTGAAGTGGAACACGAACTCGTGGCGCGGTGCGAGGCGCCCGGCCCAGTCGCCGGGCACGGTCACCGACTGGTCCCAGACGTACCAGCCGAAGCGGCGCCAGCCCTGGGTGCGCATCCATTCGATCCAACCGTCCCAGTACGGCTGCCACTCGCCGTCGCGATGGACGAGGCCGAGGTTGACCAGGATTTGCGCGTCCTCGTGCAGCGCGGTGCGGGCGGCGCCGAACACGCCCTGCATGAGCGCGTTCCAGTCATCGATCCCGCCGGTGGTGTAGTCGCGCTGGTTCGCGTAGGGCGGGCTGGTGAACAGCACGTGAGCTCGATCGCCGTCGAGGAGGCGCGCGACGGCGGCAGCGTCGCTGCTGTCGGCGCAGAGCAGCCGGTGTTCGCCCAGTAGCCACAAGTCGCCGGGCCGCGTGACCGCAACCGTGGGCGGCGTGACGTCGTCCTCGTCCGCGTCGGCTTCCGGCGCGCGCTCGTCCTCATCGGCGGACGGTTCCGTCTCCTCGATGTGGTCGAGCAGGCCTTCGATCTCGGAAGCAGAGAATCCGGTCAGGTCCAGATCGAAGCCGGCGTCGGCCAGCTCCGCGAACTCCAGCGCCAGCATGGCCTCGTCCCAGCCGGCATCGAGCGCGAGCCGGTTGTCGGCGATTACGTAGGCGCGCTTCTGCGCCGGGGTGAGGTGCGCGAGCTCGATCACCGGCACCTCGGTCAGCCCCAGCTTGCGTGCGGCCAGCAGCCGGCCATGGCCGGCGATCACACCATGGTCGCCATCGACCAGAATCGGGTTGGTCCAGCCGAACTCGGCGATGCTGGCGGCGATGCGCGCGACCTGCTCGTCGCTGTGGGTGCGCGGATTGCGGGCGTAGGGGATCAGCGTCTCGACCTTGCGGTACTCGACGTTGAGTGTGTTCAGGATCGGAACCTCGAAATAGAAAGCCCGCCGACGGCGGACCGTGGGCGGGCTCGTGGTGTGTATCGGGGAGTGCAAACCGCAAACCGTGCAAACCCCGGTTTGCACTCTGACGCTAGAAAAGCGTCGCGCTCGCGCCCCCCGCATGGCTTTTCGGCCAGGAAGGACCCATCACGCTCGGCGGGCCGGATCGCGAAGGCAGAAATGACGAAGGCCACGGAGCGATCCGTGGCCTTCGAACATGCTTCTCTCGCGAGGTTAGCGAAATCCTAGCGCAAAACCGGCGAAAGTGTTGCACGCCGAAAATCGATCGAAACCCGCACTGCTCCTTGAGGATGCGCATGCGTTGGCGGATGTTGGTGACTTCCTGCAACTTCACTTACGTTGCTTGTCGGCCAGACCACGGTACTTGGTTTCTAGGCGATCGAAAACCTCCTCGGCCGGGCGACCCTTTCCGCTCGACTGGCCGGCCGCAATGGCGGCGCGTAGATCGTCCGATTCGTTTCGGCGGCACATCGCATCGAACTCCGCCATGCGCTGATCGTCGATCAGGCCGATCTCGTGGAGAGCGCGCGTCGTCTCGTGGAGTTCCCGCAGGGCGCGACTCGTGCGCTTCTTGGTTGTCACGAGGCGCACCTCACAACACCGCTTCGAGCCCCTTGCGCTCGATCAGGTTGAGCAGCTTCAGGGACGGGCCGCTCGGCTTCTTGTCGCCAATCTCCCACTTGCGTACGGTCGACAGACTGGTGTTGAGCACGGCAGCCAGCACGGCCTGGCTCAGATGGAGGTTCTTGCGCAGCGCGCGAATCCTCTCGGCGTCGTACTCCGGGACGGGCTCCATGCACAGGGCGTCATACTTCTGCATCTTGCGCTTGTCGATGAATCCGAGACGATGCAGGTCGCTCGCCGTCTCGTGAACGGCTTCGAGGATTCGGCTCTTGGCCTTAGGTTTGGTCGTCATGGAAAATCTCCTGTAGCGAGTCGTCTTCGATCGCCTCGTTCAGCTGCCGAGCGGTTCGGGCCAGCAAATCGGCAGCGACGTCTTGCAGGGCTTCCAACTCTTCGTCGCTGATGTTTGCACGCTCGTTCTTCTCGAACCCGAAGACGAAGAACCATCGGTTACCCTTGTTGGTCGCAACGAGCGTCCGTGCTCCGCCACGTTTGCCTCGGCCGGCGAGGCCGACCCGTTTCTTGACGATGCCGCCGCCCAGGTCGGCGTCGATCAGGCCACGGGCCATTTCTTCCACCGCCTGGCAGAGTGTCCGGTCGGATAGCTTGGTCTTGCGCATCCATCGGCTGAAATGGCGGGTCTTGAACACTCTTCTCATTGGCTAAGTATGTCACTTAGTGGCATAGAATGTCCAGAAGTTCCCGAGCTGTCGTTCAGACGGTCGGCCACTGCCGAGAGCGCCTTCTGCCACCGCCGCCAAGCCGTGGTGCGGTCACAGCCGAAGCGCCGGCAGATCTCCCGCCACCCCCGTTCCTCGGCGCGCATCCAGACGAGATGGCGCTGCTCCTCGGTGAGCCACAGCACCCAGCGCATCGTCTCCTCCATGCGGTCGATGGCGGCCGGGTCGGGCGGAAAGCGGTACAGCACGTCGTCGCCGGAGTAGGTCTCCCACGGCTGGCGCAGGATGGCCGGCCAGGTGTTGAAGTAACCCTGGACGCGCACGGGCGGCAGGCGCCGCGCGGTCTGGGCGGCCTCGCGGAAGCGCTCGGCGACGTCGTCAACGCTCCACATGGCCGTCTCCCCGGCGACCGTAGAGCCGCTCGCCGATGCGCTTCACCAGCTCCCGCTCGATCCAGTCGAGCCGCTCGTCGTCGAGCGAGACCACCAGGATGCCCTGGTCGCGCCAGCCGTCGCGTTTTATGGCATCGACGTCCGGGCGAGTCGGTTGCAGGCGCCCGAGGGGGCAACGATAGTGGGGGCTGGGCGCGTTCATGCCGGCACCTCCTGCGTCGCGATCGCCCACATCAGCAGCGCCAGCGCGTCGGCCTCGTTGTCGTCCTCGGGCCGGAAACCCAGGGCCTGCATGGCGGCCACCATCACTTGCTTGCCGGCGTTGCCGCGGCCGCAGGCGTGCTTCTTGATCGTGCCCACCGGCACGCCCTGGTACGGGATGCCGTGGTGCTCGCACCAGGCGGTGAGCTGCGCCATGAAGCCGCCGTAGGCGTGGGCGGCATCCACTCCGGCGTGGCGGCGGACCTCCTCGAAGTACACCGCATCGAGACCGTCCGCCGATTGCTTGACCTCGGTGAGCCAGCGCTTGAAGCGCAGGTAGCGCATGCCGCCGCCCTCGAAGCGCCGGGGCTTGAAGGACTCCGAGCCGCTGGTCACGGAGCCGTCGCGCCCGCGCAGCGCCCAGCCGGTCCGGGTGCCGAGGTCGAGGCTCAGGATGGCCGTGCCCGGTTCCCGATCCCGACCGTCGATGCCGGGCAGACCCCTTCGGGTCGGGGGAGAGGACACCGCGTGTTCCTCTCCCCCCGAAGGGGGGAGGGAGTTTTCGCCAACTTGGAAATCTCCGGAAACCCAGCAACCACGCGGGTTTGGGGAAGTTGGCAAGTTGGCAGCGTTGCCAACTTGCCAATCTGCCGACAACTCCCTAACGCGTTGATCAGTATGGGATTCAAGTTGGCAGGCGTTTGCCAACCTGCCAACGTCTCTGAAAATCGGGGGGAAGTTGGCAGCGGTTTTGCCAACTTGCGCGTGCGTGTTCATGCGGGCTCCTCGGGGTCGTTCAGGTCGTCTTGGTAAACCCACACCTCGGGGTTCTCGACCGGCAGCGCGGCCCCCGATTGCGGGCATTTGAAGTGGGTGGGCAGCACCGGCACTTCGCGCACCGACACTTCGCCCGTGTCTGGATCGGGCTCGCCTAGACCCAAGCGCAGCACCATGGCCTCGACGCACAGGTAGCCGAACTTGGTGCGCGCGGGCGGCAGGCCGTAGTCCTGCGCGTTGCGGAAGTACTTGATGTAGCCCTGCGTCGAGAGCGCGGAGAGGCGCTCGCGGATGGTGCGCTCGCCGCCGAGCCCCGCCTTGCCCTCGAAGCTTTCCGCGAACTGGTTGGAGGTGTAGCAGCGCCCCTGGGCCGCCTCGTCGAACAGGATCTGCAGGATGGCGTCGCGCTTGCGCCGGCGCTCGGCATCGAGGCGCTCGCCGTAGTCCTTCATCACCAGCCGCGCGTTGGCATCGACCTCCCGCCACTCGCCGCGGATCTTGTCCACGTGCATCGACGGGATGGCCGCGCCGTTGCGCAGTTCGAAGATCAGCTGGCGCGTGGTGCGCGTCTCGTCCGGGCGAAACAGCAGCATGCCGGTGGTGTAGTAGCCGCGCAGACTCCCGGCCCCGGCCAGGGCCTGGAACGGGTCCTCCTCAAACTGCTTCTTGCCGAGCTTCTTGGTGTGATGGGCCAGCACGACGCCGGCGTCCGGGTTCACCGCATCGCGCAGGCGCTCCACCCGCTGCGACAGGAAGAACAGCATGGCGGCGTTGTCGTTCTCGCCGCCCGCGTCACCGCCGTCGAAGACGTTGCGGATGGGGTCGATGGCGATGATGTCGGGCGGCTCGCCGCCGAAGGCCTGTGCGATGGCGGGGATCACCTGGGCGAGTCCTGCGTCGTCCAGCACCAGGCGCAGCTGCGGCGTGGCGACGAAGTTGGCGCGTGCCGCCCCCAGGCGACTGGGCGGGAGGCGGATCTCCTTCACGCGCTCGCGCAGGTAGTGGTACTGCACCTCGGCTTGCAAGTAGAACACTCGCAGCGGGCGCGGCGGCGTCATGGCGAGGAAGGTGGCGCCCGCGGCCATGTGCGTGAGCCAGGCCAGCAGGAAGTCGCTCTTGCCCACCTTGGGCGCGCCGCCGAATACCAGCAGTCCGCCCGGGGTGAGCACGCGGGGCGCCACGAGATCCGGCGGCAGCGGCGAGTCGTCGTCCAGCAGCACGCCCAGGGTGAAGGTCGGGAGCCCGGGGGCGGCGGTCTTCACGACCCTGCGCTCGCCCTCACGAATGAACTCGGCGCAATCGAAGCCCTCGGTCACGGCGTCGGCCGCGTCCCACTTGTCCGGTTTGTCCATGGGCGGCACGAGAATGGCGACCGACGCCGCGCCCGCCGTCACGCAGGCACGGGCGGCGTTCTCCGCGTAGTCCCAACCGGGCGCATCACGATCCGGCCAGATCAGCACGTGCTTGCCGGTGAGCGGCGTCCAGTTGGTCTTCTCCACCGGCGCCCGCGCGCCGTTCATGGCCGTGGTCGCCGTGATGCCCGTCCCGATCAGGGCGCAAGCCGCCTTCTCGCCCTCGACCAGCACCACGTCGCGCGCATTGGCCACGGCCGGCAGGTTGTAGAGCGGACGCGGGTCGGGGGCGCGCCACATGCGGGCGCGCACGTCCCAGGGGCGGTACTCCTTGCCGGTGGGCGGGTCGTAGCGGTAGACGCAGGCGATGAGCCGACCGTCCGCCGTGAGGTAGTCCCACTTCGCGGTGTAGGGGCCCAGCTCGTCGACGGGGGCGCTGTGGACATCCGATGGCTTCGGGGCGCGGCCGATGGGCGGCGCGAGCCCGAGCCATTGACGGATCTCGTCCACGAGCCGGGGAAAGTCGTGCCGGGCGGAATGCCCGCGCGAGCGCGCCCATAGATCGATGACATCCCCGCCTTCGTCAGTGGCGAAGTCCTTCCACAGGCCGCGCCGCTCGCCCTCGATCTCGACCACCAGGCTCTTGCCACGGTTGCCGTCGACGTCACCGACATAGAATTTGCCGCCTCGGATGCAGCCCTGTGGGAACAGGTAGAGCAACACCGGCTCCAGGCGATCGAGCAGACCCCTGCGCAGCGCCTCGGTATCGGATGACGCATGCGTCTGCTGATCCGGTGCGTCATTGAAATCGAGCCAGACGATGTTTTCCGCCATCAAGCCGGTCTCCAGCAGCGGTCCTGCCAGGGACACGACTTGCACTCGAAGTGGGTCGGCGTGGTGGCGTGCCGGGGCAGCAACTCGCTGGCCTCGGTGGCGGTGATGATCCGCACGGCCCGGTCCGACATGCGCTGCGCCAGCCCGCCGTCGAACGGCACGCGCTCGAACCAGATCTCCTCGCTGTCCTTGTTGATGGCGGTGAACAGCGCGGGATGGCTCGCGATGCCCGGCACGGCGCCTTCCATGTAGGCCTGGTAGACGGCGATCTGGGCGGCGTAGATCGGCTTGGCACGCGCCACGCCCTGCTTGACGGTCTCCCGCCAGGACTTGTCGTTCATCGTCTTGCACTCCCACAGCGCGGGATAAGCAAGCTCGATGTCGGCAGGGCCCGCAGCCAGGATGC